CTAAACCTACACCAATTTGACCAAGAGAGGCAGCCACACTAGCAGATATGGCTCCAGTACTTCCTAGCCAGAAAGAGCCTGCAGTGGTGCCCGCGAAAGTAGAGGACCCGAGAACTGCACCTGATGCAGCACCTGCTGTCATATAGATTAGGAAAGCCCCCGCAATTATCATACCTAGTTTACCAGAACCAGCAACTACAGGTATTAGATGAATATCTTTATTACCGATTGGTTCCTCAAGAGTATCTTCTTCACGAAGAATATCTCCAACCTTAATATGAAAGCCAGGTTTATGCTCTAGCATATAATTGGCAAAATTAGGGAAGTTAGCTGATAGTGCACGTATAGTTTCACGAATAGACTTAACTTCAAGGCCTATCTTATCCGTGAATAGCTCTGCTAGATCACCATATAGGTATACTGTTCTCATTTTAACTCTCTATGCCTATATAAGGCCACTGTACATTTATTCCAGTAGCCTCCATATATTTCTTGTGAAGAAATTCTATTGGCTGTATGGTGTAAAAATGTACCATTATCATACATTATACCTGAATGGTTAGGTATTTTAGTTCGACCAGCTTTAAATAATAATACATCATACTTATTTAGTGTTTTATCTACTACTTTTTCAAAGCCGTTATCATCTGCATACTTTTCAAATAAATTTTCTTCATATTTGAACCAGTCCTGCTCTGTAACTTTTGGCCTACCAACTTTAATACCTTTCTCTTCTAGTAGTACATCTCCTACTAAGCCCCAGCAGTCTAGGGTACCGAAATAATAGGGTCTACCTAGAAAGGGGAATTTATAATCAGTAGGTGCATTTATACTACTAGTTTTGTCAACTAATGAATATATAAACCAAGGTACTTTACTCTTATTACATCCATAGATATCTGCTGGCGTAGGCTTAGAGGATCCAGTTAAATGACTATGACAAATAAACTGTATAGCACCCTGTTTAGAAGCCTTTAAATATTCTATAGGATCAATTATAAAAGTATCCTTATCAATTGCTATATTAGTGCAAGGTATAAAAGAATTATTTACAATTACTCCACAGGCTTCTTTTAGTATATTAGCTTCAGCGTACTCTATAAAATTAGCTAAATAATCCTGCACCTGGAAAGGCTCCATAATTTAATACTGAACTTGCGCCAAATCTTAGTTTGCAGTCTGATAGTTTCTTACCACAAACGTCTAATAGGGGGTCTGTTGTTGGTGTACCTACACTAGTAAACATTCTGTTCTCGTGTGCTGAAGGTAGATAGTTACAATTAGCGTCTTTATACCTCCACTGACAAATATTTTGAATAATTAGTCTACGAGGTAATTTAACGGAACTAACATCAAGAGCAGATACTAAGTCATAAACTACAGTAGTATTAGTTTCTACTACCTTACGATCAATAAAGTACACTTCTTTAGGAAACTGAGCCTCAGGGTCAGCTTCTAGGTTACCTTCTTCAAAGTTTACTGCATCTATGTATTTTAACATAGTGCGAATTCGAGTAACTTTTAATCCTAATAAGTCTTGATATAATCTATTATACTCACTTATCAATCCACCTAAGTTAGCTATTGTTAGTTTAGGGGTTGCTAGTTGACCAGCACCATCCCACTCAAAACCTTTCATCTCAAATGGGTAGGCAATATAGGTTTCAGAATCAAAAACTAAACTATTACCCAACTCATTAGTGTCCGAGAAAAAGTTTAACACCTCAGAACCTCCTACGGTAGACAAGTCCGCACTAAATAAATCTATAATCTTACTAGGAGAGGATTTTCTTAATTCTGTTAATATACTCATGTTAAATCGTAAACCCTTTTGAATGTAGCATTTATACTTCTACTTATATGAGAAGTGTACTCTGTAGACCAGTCTTCACAAATAACTTTGAAAAATTCAGCTTCACCTGGTGGCTTAAATAAAAAGTATTCAATACCACCTTTAGAAGCTAAAAAATCAAGTATATTATTTGCAGTAGATAGTGGTTGGTTAGTAAATTGTAGATCCCAAGAATCGTCTAAGTTATTTATTCCATAGGCAACTCTTTGAGAGTACCCACTACCAAACTTAACAGTATTGACAGTGGGCTTACTAGTTCTGGAGAACCCCCTAGAGGGTACGTAGGTAAAGATATCAGCCATGTAACATTCCTCTAGGTTTCATCTGTTTCATAAGTTCTTCTTGGATAGTAGCTTTAATTGAAACGCTTAAAGCTTTACTTAGGTTAGTAGCTTGATCAGCAGAAATAGATGTATCTACACTACCACTATTAGTTACTGTTACTGTAATATTAGTATCCCCAAAAGTAGCTCCACCACTACCTCCTTTTAGGGTAACAGGAATGCTACGATTATCTGGTAGTGGTACATATGCTTCATTTTTACTACCTTCCCCAAATAGTGCCATCTGTGGTGATGTAGCTATACCACCTCTAGCATATTTATGGAGGGGCATGTCACCTAATGGACCTACAATACCACCTTTCGCTTTTGCAAAAATACTAGTTAATCCACCAGTTATACCACCACTAATAACACTAGTTGCTACTCCCATTAGTATTCCACCGAGAGCCCCTTTAGCACTACCTCCAGTAGCAAGTGCACCAACTAAAGCACCTACTGCTCCATGCATAACAGTAGTAGCCATGTTAAACTTATCAGCAGCTACGTCTATTTTTGTTCCACCCTTTTCAATATTAGTAGTAGCTGTCTTACTCAGAATAGGTGTACTACTATCTTGCATAGCTGGTGGTTGTATAACATCTGGTACTGGTATACTACTTGGGTTAATCTTTTGTGCTATCTCGTTAAGAAGTCTATTAGTTTCTTTAGCGGAAGATGCTGTAGAACTAACTGCCTGTACTAAAGGATCGTAAGTTCCAGCTGATGCGCTAGTAGCGCCAATACTAGATACACCATCTAGTTGCCTAGACATAATAGATGCACTAGTTGGATATGGATATGGGGATGTTCTAACTCCAGTATCATTAGCTTTATTAGCTTTCTCCCAATCAAGGTTATACTGTTTATCCAAATCTATGCCTTGTTGAGCTATAGGATCTATCTTACCTGGTACTAATGCCTGTAGTAAAGCCCTCATATCCTGTTGAATTAACTTTAGTTGATCAAGAGAACTATTAGCAGTAATCTGTAGTGCACTAGCCGCTTTTTCTTGGTTAGTACGAGTATCATACCCAAAATTTGCTGCTAGTAACTTGATTCCACTCTTCATAGCATTTTTAAATGCGTCTGAGGCCATATCCCTAAACATGTCGCTTAAAGTATTTCTGACCATATCACTAAAAGCTTTGAAAGTTAATTTTGTCTCATCCATTTTCTGTATCATAGTAGTAAAACTATCTACTATTATATCTGCAGAATCTACAATTCCAGTAGCCAGTTGAGACATAACAGACTTAGATTTACCTGTAGTTTCCTCTATTCTATCCATGGCTATAGTTATAGCCTCTTGTAGTCCTTCAGTACCAAAAATATCTGAAGCTCTACCAGACTGCTCTCTTATTTTTAAGCTGAGCTCAGTTTCCTTTTTAAATAGATCAGTTAATTTTTGATGAGTATCTAATTTAAAAGCTAAGTGTTGCTGTTGTAAGTCTACTATCTTCTGTTCTGCTTCTATATCTCCAACTTTAGATTTTTCAATAGCTATTTGAGCTTCAAGTATTCTCTCTTGTATTGAATATTGTTCTAGTAGTGTTTGAGTACTTACTGTATTAAACTCAGCAATTTTACTATAGTTAGTAGATACACTAAGTAAATAATCAGAGTAGGAAGAGGCTAGGTCTACTTGTTCACTTAAATTATCAGAAAGTTTTTCAGTTATTTCTAGGTTAGTTTTTCTAATTCTTAAATTTTCTTCGTCTTGTATAACCTTGGGTAGGTCACGTAGTGGTTCACCTTTTTTGAAAGCTTCATCCCTAGCCCTAGCTTTACCAACTACAGCTTCTCCTATAGATACATTAGTAGGATCTTTTATTAATTGTTCTACAAGAGTATTATACTCCCCTATCTTTATTGCTAAATCTTTCTCATATTGTAATATATCAGCTTTTGCTTTAATAAGATTAATTTCACTATCTACTCTAGCAGATAAGTAAGATGAATCTAGTAATGCAATACTTTGTGATTTTTTCTCTAGATTATTGAGCTCTTCGAATAGTTTATCTTCTTCAGGTTTAAATTTCTTATCAGCTTCAGCATCAGTTTCCTTAAATTCTGCTCTAGCCTCGGATTCTCTAGCTTTGCCTAGGGAGGCTCTGATTGAGTCTATTTTTAGAGTTGCAATTACACTAGCAGCCCCTAAGGACTCTAAACTATTAACTAAGGATAGAATTTGAGATGCTATAGACCCATCAAGTTCTTTTACTGATAAAGCTTGGATAGCTTGATCTTTTACAGATCCTGTACCTAGAGGACTAGGATTATTGCTTTTGCTATTCTTAAATAGTTCTTTTGAGGCTAAAGATAGAGCAGTTCTTAATTGTTGCTCTGTATTTGATTTTTGAGCATCTATAGCTGCTGCATTAGTTTTTTCTGCTTTTATTTGAATATTTGCTATTTTTTCTTCAGTTTTACGTGCTTCTCTAATAGCTCTAGCTTCTCCTTCTTTTGAAAAACTACCATAAAATTGAGTTTCTTTAAGCTTAGCGGATAGACTAGTTTGTGCCAAGGATGCGCGTCCGGCTGCAGTAGCTAAGTCTGCTAAACTTTTTGAAGCTTTTAATGAATATCCGATATAGTCCTGTTGTACTTTTTCAATTCCACCGTATGAGCCTAGTAGTGAACTAGTACCTTGACTAAGAGATTTTGCTCTATCATCCTCTGCTTTTTTCTGAAGATCTTTATCAGACCCAGCCAATTCCATAGCTGTTTTATAGTTATTATTTACATCTTCTTGTAATCTATTTAGCCTAGTACGTAATAATTCTAGATCCGCTGGTAGACTTATACCAGACATTTCTTCAAATTGATCTGTAATGCCAGATAAAAATTCTTGAATATTAGCACCAGATTTAGTAAGATCATTTTTATCTAGAAGTTTAATAGCTTGTGCACTAGAAGTACTAAAAGCATTAAGAGCCTTTAACTCTTTTGATTGATTAGTAATAGAAATAATATAATCACTAGAAATATCATTAAGTTCTTTTAGATTCTTTGACATTCCTGAAGCGGTATCGGCGTACTCTTTGGCCTCTTTTCTCAATTTGGGGTCATTTAGAGCGCTGAATACTTTTCTTACTACGTCTTCTGTATCACCAAGTCCTAGTGCATTAGCTCTTCTAAAAGATGCTGCAGCTGGGGTACTGGCCCCTTTAATATTGGTTGTGAAAGTATCTTTATTAGCAGCAGCAAATTTCTTATCTGTAGCCATCCTCCTATCAAATTCTTCCATGATAGGATCCATAGCAATTTTACCGCCACTACCTCCATACCCAAGAGTAAACATATTAGCCATGTCATCAAAGTACGATGTTAGTAGTCCAGCATTAGCTTTAAAGTCATTATACTTTTTCATTGCTTCACTTACTGCACCTAATGATTCTGCGAAGCTCATAGCAGACGAAGCATTTAGCTCAAATATAGTATGAAAGTCTCCAGCTACCTTTAAATCTTCACTAATTTTTTTACTTAGATCTAGCTTACTATTTAGAGAAGTCATGCTTTCTTCTAACTTAGCCGCATGATCTGTAGTTAATCCTAATGCATTAGTTATACCACCTAATATAGGTAGTAATATTGCTGCGGTGGCACCCCAGACAGAAAAAGTACCTAATAGCCTTCCTACACTTATAGTTAGTGCACCTAATCCACCACGTAGTCTTAACATACCGGCTTCAAAAGGACTTAAATTAAGTTTAGCAATCTCTTTATTTAGATCTGCGAAACCATTGCGAAAGCCTAATAATTCTGTTTTTTCATATACTGCTGATAAAGCTTTTCTTTTATTAGCTACATGCTCTAGTGCCTGCCCCTCTATTTTTAGACTTTGTAAAGCCTTCTCATGTGCATGCGTAGTAGCATTAGCCGAGGCAGCTTGACCTGCTGAAGTAGATGTCTGCTGTATTAATCCATTATCCCCTTGTAGGCTTTGTAGTGCAGTACGTTGAGTTTCTAGTTTTTTTAGCTCTTTATCACCACTTTTACCTATTCTAGCTAACTCAGCTTGTTTTTGTTTTATTTTTTTATCTATGTCTTTTAGAGCACTATCAACAGAAGCTAAAGCTAGGTCTCTATTTTTATTTATGTCTTCGGGTTTGCCCCATAATAAAGAATTAATATTAGTATTTAAACTATCAAATTGTTTTCCACTTAGTGTTTTCTTTAAACCCTTCTCTAAGTTAGATTGAGTTTCTTTAAGGGCTACTTGTGATAATCTTTTTTCTTCATTTTTTGCATCTATCAAAGCTTTTTGCTTTGCCTCAATAGCGGCTATTTGTGACTCTACCGCATCTTGCGCAGCTTTACTAGAAGCAATCCATGCCTCCCTCATATTACCTATAGCAGGTATAGCTTGCTTAAGTAATAAACCTACTATAGCAATCATACCAAGTAGCAAGGCAGTAGGACTCTGAGAAAGCATATTCACAAATGGGCCTAATACTGAGTTCATAGTAGTTAGTACACCAGTACTTAGATCTTTAATTGTAGAAAATAGTTTAGAGAAGGGATTAGCGGCTTGATCTGCTAGTTCTTTGTACTTATTTATACCTTGAGTAGTTACTGCATTAACGAAAGCTTGTCTACGCTCATAGTCTGTTAGTACTGATACAGTTTTACCTAGAGTTTTTGCGTAAGCTTTATTTGCATCATCTACTTTTACCATTAAACCTAATTCATCTAATAGTTCTGGTTCGATCTTAATAGTACCACGGAATACGCGTTGTAAGGCATCAGTCATATCGCGACCTAGCGCAATAGAGGCACCTTTGGCAACAGTAGTTAATTCTTTAATCTGAGTAGTTGTTAATCCCGCAGAACTAGCTAATGAGGCGGAACCTAGGGCGTCAGCCATAGATATAGCTCCGTCGGTTAGATCCTTCATATCTTTAGCTAGGCCATTAATACTTGCACCTACTTTTCTAGATAGTATATCTGCTGCTTTTTCCATATTAGTGAAATCAGCGGCTTTTGATAAGGCGTTGAATGCAGCACTTACAGCGTATACGTTAGCTGCGAATGTAGCATATAAGTGAACTAGGCCACCTAGCCCTTGGGCTTGTCTGCCGAAGTCACGCGCGTCACCCCTACCTTGTGCACCTGCAGTTCCGCGGCCCAGGCCCTCTGTGGTTGGAGGAATGGCTCCTCCGCCTATACCACCAGACGCAGAAAGGGCAGCCGAAGCCGCCCGTGTTTGCACTTTTCTAGGTTGTGCGGTACGGTCTAATACATCGTTTAGCTTGCGTGCCTCGCCTGCTACTTGTTTTAAAGTACCATTATCTGTTACTTCTACCGTTACTTTTCTAGTATCAGCCATACACAGCCCTCATTTCTTTTTCTTACTATTTATTTGTTCGGTTTCCTGACGGTCAAATAGAGTAACTATCTTTAATACAGATACTCTATCTGTTATACCAAACAGTTCGAATAAATTTGATATGTTCTCAATAGCTTTTCCAAAATAGTGTCCACTGAAGGAATCATACCTATCAGGTAAATAACAATAAATTGTCCAAGCCTCTTGAGCTTCGTCAGGTAAGTCTCCTAGCTCAATAGGGATTTCATCCTCTAAAGGTTCGGAGCCTAACTGCTCACACATATCAAAGTACATATCCCTAGACATGTTAGCATGTCTATTTTGGGAGAAGTTCTTTATCTTACTAATTAGTTCTTCGAACTGAATTTCTGAAAATTTGATAGATCACTCGTAACATCGGAGATAAAATTATCAAATTCTGTTGAATTCTTCATAAGTACTAGAGCGTTTTCTTCTGAATACTCTAATTCTTCATTTAAATCTTTAATACTAGATAGATCCACCAGCATTAGGTCTTGCAGATACTCATACTTAAGACCAGTCCATCCTTTTACAACGGAGGCTACGTAGTTCTTAGTAAATAGTTCGTCATTTAGTTCTTCGATAGGTTGACGAGTTTTTCTATCAAATTTTGTAGTAACGCAAGCTTTGCGCAACTTAATTAGTTCTTCTCTTGAAAGGAAAGCGACTTTAACTTTGAAACCAATCTTGTCTTGAAAATCAACCTCAACTACTTTAGAAGGGGTCAATAGTGATTGTAGTGAAACCATTAAATTATTTCTCCAAATAGGAGGGCATAAAGCCCTCCTCTTTTATTATAGGATACCGTAGTAGGAAACTACTAGGTTATTTGTCTTCTCAATATTATAGTCGGTGCCTTGGTAACCTTGAGCAGTAAATCCAATAGTTGTGGAAACTACGTCTTGAATGTCTACAGTAGGTACTTGTAATTGGCAGCCATCCATCAACATCTCAACTCTAGTTTGGTTAGAAATACCACCAATTTCAATCTGAAGTTTAAACTTAGTTTCAGAAGTAGTAGTAAGACCTGCTAGAATATCGGTTAGTAGCTTTGCTGACTCAAAAGAACCAGTTTTTAGGTAAGCATTTAAACTTCCAGTAATGGAACGTGTACCTGTGAAGTAACCAATAGAGTTATTAACAACACCCATATTTTCAGGAGTTAGATACTCAATATTATTATTAATAGTTAAATTACCACCAGTAATTGGTAAACTATAAGTATTCCCTGCTGTACCACTAATATTACTAACTAAAGTAGTAGTACTTAGTTTATTGGTAATGTAATATTTAGCATCATTGGTTGGGAAGGGGGTATAGTTACTACCAGTCCATGTTTGTAAGGTAGCCGGGGAAGTTAGTGTAGTACCAAATCCACTCCATGCAATCATTGCAATACCTTGTAAATCAAAAGTGATCTCTGCTTGGTTAACCGCAGCATTTGCAACCTTATAGATTGTATTATCTACTTTGAAGATAAGAGTAAACTTCTGTAGTTCATTCTTATTTGAACCTAGAGTAGAAGATACTGCTTTACTTGCTTCTTCGTGCCACTGACCGGTAAATATAGATGAGGATGTAACTGTACCATTAGGTCCTGTTGGGGCTACTGTAGTTTCTAAGTCTACAATTATATCATTACCGCTTTTTCCTACTACTCTGAAGTAACCATTACCAGTAGAACTACCTGTTAATCCAGTTGTTCCTGTAATTCTGACCATGTCCCCTAAAGCTACAGTATTTGCTGCCTTAGTTAAGGTCATAGCATAAGAACCGTTGACTAGAGCTACTGTACCTCCCGTCCATCCGGTTACTGCTGTGGAACTGATAGATGCACTACCCATTAAAGCATTCCATAAATACTTTTCTGGGGCTGTTACTACTGCTGCTGGTTTGTATGGTCTAATATATGTACTCATACTCCAATCTACTGGATTTAGTTTACTATTGAAAGCACGTTCACCACGAATTGGAGCAGTTCCTGCTTCTGATAATGTAATAGTTTGTTGTTCTGTATTCTGACTAAAGCTATAGCCATCTAATACTTGAATTTCGAAAGTATTAGCCGCGGTATAGTCACCTAGAACATCAGTAGTAGCTGTGCTGAAGAATACCTTTGTATTTCTACTTAAATTTACTGCCATAAAATTCTCCTATATACGAAATTAATAACGTAGTCAGTATTTACTAGCATTGTATTATATTTCATATCTTATTGACAAATTCATTTCGCCAACACCAAATGGTGCTAGTAATCCTTCATCTGTGGTTATTGAAGTGATAAGAATCTCTGTCGTATGCTTACCAGTTTCATATTCTAGCAGTTCATTATTTGTAACAATCTGCTCTGCATCTTGTAGAAGGTCCTCAAGTTTGCTAGTAGGATCTTCAGAATTAACGTATAACTTAAGTGAAATATTTAGTAATCCCCACTTAAACCCTCCAGGCAAGTATTCTCTTGCCTCACTTCCAGGAACTATACAAACTGTTGGAAAGTCAGTAACCTCGTCCCAGAATACTAGCTTAGTAAGGACGTTGTTTGGAAATAAAGTACTTTTAAATGGAGAAGCCCCATTTATAGTTTTTATCTTTTCAGCCAGTTTTTTAGCTATAGAGCTTCTTGCACTCATAATTCCTCTCTTTTTATATTAACCCACACATTATATAATAGTAGAAAAATAATT